TACACTGACACAGTAGCAGCATACCACTTCCCAATGAACCTAGAAAACTCTGACCGATTTACTGTCCTTAAAGACTGGGAATTCGTACTAGGTGGAAACAACTTAATGTATAACAGCGATACCACATTCCAAATAGGTACCTTCCCTAACAGTAGCTCTAAACGCCTAATCAAAAGCTACATTAACCTAGCTAACGTTGAGAGCTCTTACGCTGATGGCACCGGTCCATCTACAGCTAACGCTATCCTGCGCAGTAATGCATTATACCTTATGGTTATACCAGATATTTTTCAACCAGGTCTTGTTGGTGATGATAGACAAGTTATAGGATTCACCATGCACAGCAGATTAAGATTCGCAGAATAATAAAAAACTTTAATAGTCAAACATAATTTCTTCTTGGCTTTCCAATTCCTGATCGCTTTCCACTTCAGAGTGTTGCTGAGGCGCATCAAACTCTTCTCGTTCAGTAACGTATTCACCAAGAGCAGTATACCTTCTTATAACATTAAGCCTACGCAGAAGGGTGGCAAAGTCTCTGCCATTCTCACCTGTCTTATACCACTCAGCAGGTGACTTATTAGAAGTAATCCAAATATACTTGGGCTTGAACTGTACCATACCTCCTTTGATCTCTAACTGTAGTGGATACCTATCCAACATCCTTAACAACATATCCCACTTAATCCAGCCGTAGAATTCATCAATCACTACATGATCATGTACCACCGGATCATAACCATCCATCCAGGGATCACCAGTTCTTCCCTTAGTTATCCAATAACACTTGTCACTTGGCAGGGTATCCCTAATATATCTAGTCTTTCCTGTTCCAGTAGGACCGTAGAACACAGCAACTTCTGTTTTATAACTCCTAGGAGTTATTTTAATATTCCTATATTTGTTAATACCAGAACTGTAGCGCACCATAGATCCAAAGTGATTCTCCCATAGATCCTTTTCTGGTGCATTTTCATCTACAAGAGCCTTTATCTCAAGTAGATCATTCCTCTTTCCTGGTTCGGGAGGATCACCGAATTCAAAAGGACCAGGATCATACGGATTCTCCATATCAGTGCCCGGCACACGCGTATCCTCTTTCGTACAGTACTCACGAGCCTGCTCGTGAGTCCCACGTCTAGGTTCCCAATGGGCATGACCATGTACCTTCTTACAGCCGCCTAGAGCCTTCTTACGTAACCAATATACATAGCCTTGCCAATGATAGGTGCCAGTGTCATGGCCCTTTTCTAGTTGATAGACAAGATATTTATAACCTGTCCAATTCTTCGGATGGTCCTCCGGATGCAATGCAGCTTCACGGGGGTTGTTAATTGTGAAGCACCAAGCGCTATACTGACCGCCAGTAGAGGGCATAGTGTAGTTTGTAAAAAGTAGCAAGAGGTAGCAAGAGGTGGGGGTAATACTAAACCCCACCTCAGTTGACTCCGTCAAAGACCATATATATCCGACCAGGTCCGACTTCGTATTTTTAGTTCCGACACTATTTTTAACAACCAATAATCATGAACAACAAGGCAACCTTGGATAGCGTAAAAGCGCTCTTTCAAGCAGTCATAGTTGCAAAACAACAAGAAGAAATGCAAGCAATCCTTAGAGATGGTGAAAAACCAGCTATTCCCAACGACACACGTACAGACGAGCTGTTCACTAGAGTCAGAAAGATGGAGCAAGACCTCGAACATCTCAAAGACGTGGTGGACCAAATCGAGCAGTACCTCATCGAGATGGCAGACGGTAGCTTGGAAAACGACGAGGAAACGCCTACCCTCTCCGAGCTGTATGTTGACGATGATTCTGATATGGATGGTCAACCTGAGCCTAATACTCCTAATAGTCCTATGGGCCCGCCAAAAAAAAGATGTAAAAAACTCTAAATATTTTTTAGGATATTAATAAATTCTATTTTTAGCCCAACCCAAAATTAAGCTGTCATCTAAATTTACTTGACGTATGAATGCGCTCGCCGCGCGGGCCCACTGCGTGGAGCTTCACAGGCCACTCTGTCCTAATTACGGAGAAAGCCGGCTTCGCACCCAAATCCACGCGTCACAGGCCACTCTGTCCTATTTCTAAAAAAACAAACCCTCCCTGCGGGGCAACCCAAACCCTAAACTGTCCTAATTACGGAGAAAGCCGGCTTCGCACCCAAATCCACGCGTCACAGGCCACTCTGTCCTATAAGCCCATACCCAAACTATTTTTAGCCTCACGGCTATTTTTAGATTCTATTATTACATACTATAAATTGTAATTTTTTTTTTCAGTTGAGAACGCAAAACTATTTTAAAACATCATCATGGCTTATGGATATGGAACTTATCGCAGACGTACCTTCAGAAGGTATACTAGAAGACCCGGTATACTCGCAAGAAGAGGTGTAGCATACGGCAAATCATGGATGCTGCCTAGCGCTAGGTATACCATACCTAACAGACGTATCATTCGAACATTAGCTAACAGTTACAAATGGAGACCATACAACTCCAGCAGAACAACAATACTACCTAAAAGAGGGAACCCATACGGTCTAGAAATTAAATACTTCGATACCGTAACTCAGGCAGGGCTCATCGGACAAGAATCAGGTGGTTCCCCTAACTGGTACAATTTTCCATTAAACATTATGGGACAAGGAACAACAGCAAATACTAGAGACGGTGTTAAAATAACTAATAAGTCAATACTACTCAGAATGACATACCTAAATCTCAGAAGAGTAGGTGCAGGTGCAGCAACTAACAATCAAATGAGCACATGTACATGTAGAGCCATCTTATTCTGGGACAAACAAGCTAACAACGTACAATACCCAGCTGTCAACGCACCTACTATTTACGACCTACTTGCCATACCCAATCCTTACACTGACACAGTAGCAGCATACCACTTCCCAATGAACCTAGAAAACTCTGACCGATTTACTGTCCTTAAAGACTGGGAATTCGTACTAGGTGGAAACAACTTAATGTATAACAGCGATA